TTTTGTAGAAGGATTAATAAAACAGATTGACGAGACAGAGTTATTCTTACAATATGATTCTATGTTTAATGAATGGCTTAATGAAGTAAAAGGAACATTAGGAGAAGATGTGGCTGGGAATTTGTTAAACCAGATTAACCAAATTAAACAGAGTATGCAAGTGATAAGAAGTGGAACAGCAGAGCCAGATAATTCGGTTGGAAAAGACGGAGATATTTATATTCGAATTGTAGAATAGGAGGGTGTGTTATTATGGCAATTGTATATGGAACCACAGCAGGACCTAGCCCATCCTATTTTCAAACAAGAATCGAATACAGTTATCATGACTTAGGAAATGGTTATTATAGGTTACAATACAGAAGATGGGTAACTGTCACAGCAGGAGATTTTTACGGAACAAACTTGAGCACAAGTTGGGCGGGAAATGTATATATCTATGGCGTTGGAGATTATGCTATTTCTGGTTGGAGTTCCGTAGATGTAAGGTATGGTAGTAGCACAACAATTTCAGCTTCTGCAAATTACACAGGAACAAGTTACTACGAATCGTCAGCATCGTATAGTTTTGTAGCACCTACTCCAACTTATACTATATCTTATAATGCGAATGGTGGTTCTGGTGCACCTAGTAAACAGACGAAAACATATGGGAAAACATTAACTTTGTCTAAAGCAATACCAACTAGAGTTGGATATAATTTTTTAGGTTGGAGCACGAATAAAGGTGCTACTAAACCAACTTATAAAGCGGGAGGAAGTTATACAAGCAATGCATCTGTTACACTATATGCTGTCTGGGAAAGAATTGTATTTAACATTGTATTTGATGCAAGTACAAATGGCGGGACAGTAGAAGGACAAAATAAAATCGTAATTAACAGATATTATGGAGATGCGATTGGAGGGGAAGAACATAAATTACCAGTTGCAGTTCGTAGAAATTATGAATTTTTAGGATGGAATACAGAAAGCAATGGTTCTGGTTTGTATGTTTCGTACGACACAAAAGTTTTTGATAATGATAGAGTGTATGCGATTTTTAAATTACAAGCAAATTGTTATATTAAAAAGAACAGTGAATATGTAGCCGGAATGATGTACCAAAAAGTAAACGGAACATATCAAACAGGAGTTGTAAACATTAAGAAAGACGGAGCATATAAAGAAAGCAATATGTAAAGGAGTGAGGTTAAATGGGTGATGAATTTGATAGAGTTCTGTTAGATGTGCAAAAGGAATATCGAAAATCAAATAAATTTAAAGACAAGATAATTACATTGTTAATCGTTTTGATGTTTCTTGAAGCAGTTATCGGTTATAGTGGTTTTGTATGGTACGAAAGTCAATTCGACTATGTTATGACAGAAACAATTGACAGAAACAATTGACAGTAGCAGTGATGTAGATATCAATGCGGATGGAGAATCCGCAAATGCTAGTTATGTTGAGTGAGGAAGAAAAGCGAATATTGTGGTTGCATTACAAGGAACAGAAAACAATGGCATTTATTGCAGATGAATTAGGAATGTCAGAGATAACAATAAAAAAGAAACATAGTAAAATGCTGATGAAAATTGGCAAGATGTTTTAAGAATTGGGAGAGCGAAAGCTCTCCTTTTTTGTTGCAATTCTTTTCAGATACTTAACGTATACTTTATTTATATTTCGAGAATTTTACCCATTATATAATAGAATCATAACAAAGGTGAGAAGTAGCAGAGAAGATAGAAGGAGGGAACATAGATGTATGGAAACTACAACACTGGATATGGAATGAGTCCATACCAACAGCAGTTAGCACAGAATCGGTTGAACCAGATGGAACAGCAATATAATGTTGGAACATATCAGCCGAACAATTATCAAATGCAGAATACACAGCAGATGGGAACACAGATGCAAGCTCTAAAGGGTAGACCAGTATCAAGTTATGATGAAGCAAAAGCAAGTATGATTGACCTTGACGGAACATTATTTGTGTTTACAGATATTGCAAACAATTGTATCTACACAAAACAGATATTATTGGATGGTTCTGCTGAATTGAAAACCTATGTGTTACAGGAACAGAAACAAGGTGAAACAAAACGAGATAATGGAAACAAAACACAGCAGTATGTGTTACGAGAAGATTTTGAAAGAATCGTCGGAGAATTAAACAGACAGATTGAAGGGTTGAAGGAGGTAATGCCTTATGATGCAACAAATGGTAAATCAGATGTTAAGAAGTAACCCGTTATTTCAGAGAGCGCAACAGATGGCACAGGGAAAGTCTGAGGAAGAGTTAAAGCAGATTGCAAACAATCTGTGCAAACAAAGAGGAATTGACCTTAATGAAGCCTATGCACAATTTGAAAAACAGTTTTCTGGAATGATGGGAAAACAAAACAATCATGGTATAAACCGATAAGGTTTATATAAATAAAATAATTTAAAGGAGGTACATACTATGGGTATGGATGGAAGCGGTTTAAGTGTAGCAGATGCTCTCGCATTGCAGAGGGATGGCTATGACAATGATGGAATGTTTGGCGGCAATGGTTCTTGGGTGTTTTTCTTATTCTTCCTACTCGCTTGGGGTGGAGGTGGCTTCTTCGGAAACAATCGTGGAGCAGAACAGCTTGCAACAAGCGCAGAGGTGCAGAGAGGATTTGACAACCAGAATGTTATGAACAAACTGAATGGTCTGGAAAATGGTCTTTGCGATGGATTCTATGCACAGAACACAACAATGCTCAATGGTTTCAATGGTGTACAGCGTGACCTTTGTTCTGGATTCTCAGGAGTAAATGCGGCAATTAACCAGAGCAGGTTTGACGCACAGCAGTGTTGCTGTGAAACAAACAGAAACATTGACAGTGCAAAGTTCCAGTTAAGTCAGTGTTGCTGTGACATCATGCAGAACAATGACAGAAACACACAGAGAATTATTGACCACATGGTTCAGAATGAAGTGCAGACACTTCGTGACCAGTTGCAGACAGCGAATTTCCAGTTGTCACAGCAGGCACAGAGTGCAAACATTATCGGACAGTTAAGACCAACACCAACGCCTGCATATCTGACCTGCTCACCATATGAATCTAATATGTATGCAACAAGAGGATTATATGGTACATATGGAAATGGTTGTGGTTGTAACTCTTGTTGCTAATCCGCTGATATAGCGTGAGTTATGGGGCGGTTTCAATACCGCCCTTTTGTTTTGATTAAAAAATGAAGGAGGATAAAAAAGATGGCTTGCAGTTTATACAATAATAATGGTTTTGGGTGTGGAGGTTGCGAACATTTTGTTAGAACAAATAGTGTAACACTTGTGGGTTCTGTTTTGGTTCTGAATATTCCACAGGAAACATATAGTAACAAAGAAAAGGTTTGTATCTGTGTTGCACAGGCTTTACCGGATGTAACATCTGCGCAGACTGTTGCGGTTACGATTGGAACAGGAACAACACAGTACCCGTTAATAACAAAGTGTGGAAACAATGTTCATGCAGACCAGATTCGTAGTAGAAGGGTATATCATACCAATGTTGCAACAGATACTGGTTTGTTTGTTGTATCTGCTTGTGAATTGTGCAAGACGGGATTTAATTTCCCTACAATCCCTGCGTAGACAGTGTAGGTGTTTAATATGGGAAATGACAATGGGTGGTTTAATCAACGGACTTTAGACGCAATGGCTTTTATCGGGTTTCTGATAGGTGTTGCAAACTATGAGGAAAACCTGTCAGAAAGTGATGTACAGGACATGATAAAAGGAGCGTTGCGAGATGTACATGAACATCTGGAAGAACAGGACAATAAGATAGACCATATTATAGAATTATTGGAAGGAGGGAAGGAAAATGCTTGACAAAGAACAGCTAAAAGAGTTATCATGTATAGAGATATATGCAGAGGTAGATAAACATATGACAACGGCACTTATGTTTCATTCTGGAATGTCTGACTATTTTAACTTTATCGGGTTGCATGGATTTAAACGAATACATGAGTTACAGTATTATGAGGAATCCATAGGAAAGCGGAAGTTACACAAAAAGGTGTTAGATATTCATAACAAACTGATACCGATAAAAGGACATGAAAAACCAGAGGTAATTCCGAAGGAATGGTACAATCACACTAGAATGGATATTGATGATAGTGTGTTGACAAAGTTTGTTCGTTCTGCTATGAAGCAATACAAAGAGTGGGAAGAGAAAACAAAAGAGTTTTATGAAGCAGTGTGTTGTGTGTTCTATGAAAAGGGATGGCTCATTGATTACAATTTGATGATGTGTTATCTTGAGGACGTGCAACATGAACTAAAAAAGATATACAGATTATGTGAGGAACTAAACGGAACAGGGTATGATTTGTTGTACATTGTTGAGATACAGAAACAAATCCATGTTGAGTACAAAGACAAAATGCGGAAGTTGAAAGTACAGGAGTAAAACAGGAATGTGAGAACATGGAAGAAACAAAACATAGAACATAAATAAGCTTGCTTGTATGTTTACAGGTGGGCTTATTTTTTTTGAAATTTTTACAAAAATGTATTGACGAACATAGAAAAGTATGTTATTATATAATCAAGTTAAGGGAATGAGATTCCCAAGCAAGATAGAAAACAAAAAGATAGGAGAACAAAATGATGAAGGAAAGAGAATTTATTAAAACATTACAGTTTGATGATAATGGTATTGCAGTAACAGAAACAATAACAGGGAAGAGAGCCATCATAGAACGAAATAACATGAATATATACAGACCTTTATATGCTCTACGAGTTGATGGAAAAACAGTGTTTACAAGAGGAACAATTTCAACAGTGTTCAATAAAATCAATCAGCTTTAATTAAATTACAACAGGGTGTTGACAAATGGCTTGATTTAGAAGAACCAGAAGATAAAGAACTTAGAAATTATGTTTTATAAAATAGTTATTGAATAATTTAACAATCCAGAACTAAGTAAAGCAATGTGTTATTAAAAATTTTAAAATAGTGTGTTGTTTTCATCAACACACTATCATACAATAGAATCGGAGAAGGAGGGCAAGTACAGTGACACCATTACAGAAAAGAAGGTTGAAAAGGAAGTTCCAGAGGTTCTGGAAAGAATGGGGAATTACATGGGAAGAATTTGAAGTGTTACTAGGGGCAATATCTATAATCATGTCCCCATTCATATTAAGAATATTCCTTGCATTTTTTGGAATTTAACGATTGACACGTTGGTGTGTTGGTAGTATAATAAAAGTATAAAATAAATAAATTCAATTCAAACAGAAAAGGAGAACAAAACAATGAAAGAATTTGAAACAATGACAGTGAAGGAGTTAAGAGAAGAAAGTAAAAAACGTGGGCTTACATTAGAAAGTAAAGGCAAGAAGTTCACGAAGCCAGAATTAATCGAGAGACTTATTAAGTGGGATATGGAACAGGCAGACATTGATGAAGATATTCAGAAAGCGATTGATGAAGCAGGACAGCCAGACGACAATGAAACATGGGGTGAAGCAGAGTGTACAAAAGAAGTTGAAACTTGTGCAGATTGTGAAGAAGCACCATGCGAGAATACACCAGAGGTTAAAACAAACAGAGACAAAGATGGTTACATTGTATATGCAAAAACACTGGAAGAAATCGAGAAGAAGTATGGAAACAGAAAGAAACAGGAAATCTATGACAACGAGTTAAAGGTAGGCAGTTATGTTGTGTTTGTCCATTATGTAGAAGCGAGAAACGGACAGATTTACAAGAAGTTAAGAACAGCAAAGGTTGTTGGAATCAACAGAAAAAAAGAACTTGTTAGAGTTGTTACTCTGTTAGGAACAGAAAAAGAATTATGTTTTGATGAGTTGCTTTACATCAAGGGAAGTGCAAAGAATTGTTCCTATCCGAAGGACATTACAATGTATCTGAAAGAACAGAGAACAGAGAAAGGCAAGGTGCTTATCAATGAAAGATTTGCAGAAAACAATGTTGCTGATTAAGGACAGCGTAAGAAAGTTATATGATGCACAACAGGAAAAGAAACAGTTTGACAAATATTATGAAGAGGTGAGGAAGAAAGAACAACTTGCTATTTCAAATTTCATGTTTACAAGTCTCCCAAAAGGACAGAACAGTTTTGAAATAGAACTTGACGAGGGGGCAGGATATTATACAAACCATGTGAAATTGAATGTAACAAGAGCAAGGACAAAAAAAGTGACATGGTTGCTGGACAAGTTAAAACAGAAGGTCGGGAAAGACATATACAGTGAGGTTGTGAACAAAACATATACAGTAAATGATATGCAGGGTTTGATTCGGTATTTAAAGACATGCGGAGTTGATCCAAAGAAGTTCAAAAGGTTCATTGATGTGACAGAAGAACTTGACGAAACAAAACTTGATACCTACTATGAAACAGGGGCATTGAAAACAAAAGACATAGAAGGTTGTTACACTGTGAAGATGGGAGAGCCATACATCAGAATCACAGAGTTAAAGAGGTAACATGACGAGAGAATATGGAGGGAAAGAACTAGCAAAAGTGCTTATCTATTATGGACTGATTGCAGATGTCGTAAGCTCTGATTTTAACATCATTTGCCCTTTCCATGAGGATATAAACCCTTCCATGAGGGTGTGCCTAACAGATGGTTCTTTCTTCTGTTTTGGATGTGAAGCAAAGGGAAATGCCCTAGACTTTGTGAGGAAGGTACATCCAGAATTAAATGAGTTACAAGCGTGTGTTTTGTTGGAACAAATATTGAACAGTGATGAAGTAAAAAAGTTAAATGTGAAGTATAAGAAGAAAAGAAGATTGCAGAACAAGCAAGCATTGAATGAAGCACATGACTATTATTATGGATTACGAACTGTTGATTGGAATGACATACACACAAAAGAAGAACATGAAGTTTTACAGTATATGAAACAAAGGGGATTTGATGAAAGAGCATTGAACATTGCACATTGTAAAACAAACTATAATATTGCTTATCCGTTTTTGTTTCCAATATTAGACAATGGGGAGTTCAAAGGATGGGTTGGCAGAACCATGAACAAGTATGTTGAAAAAAAGCGCAAGTATTTATACAACGATGGTTTTAGAAAGCGAGATACCTTGTGTGGAACATATGAACAAAACAAAGTGGTGTTTGTTTGCGAAGGGTTCATGGATTACCTTAGTTTGAGGACAAGAGGGCACATTAAGAATGTTGTTGCTATTTTGGGATGGCACATATCAGATGAACAAGTACAGAAGTTGAAAGATAAAGGAGTGACAACGGTTGTGTCTGCTCTGGATAATGACAAAGCAGGGAATAAGGGTACAGAGTATTTAAAACGGTTTTTCCATGTGATAAGGTTTGATTATCCAGAAGGAGTAAAGGACGCAGGGGAAATGTCGGAACAAGAGTTAAAAATGGCAATCAGACGGACAAGGAGGGATTATAAACGTGACAGTTAGTTTTAAGTTGATGATGGGAATGACGCTGTTCCATGCACAGACCATGAAGGAATTACGGATTGACAAGGTAATAGAACAGAGTTATAATGAAGATAGTCAAGAATACAAAGAGTTGTGCAAGGAATATACACAAGTGATAGGATTTGCAAGAGAACTTGACAAAACAGAGTTTGACAAAGAATTGATGAAGGAATTAGCAAGAGAGGCGAAAGAAGCACAGAAAGAAACAATTGAACAGATTGAACAGGTTGTAAAGAATTGCTACTATCAAGGAACAACAGCATACATATCTTTTGGTGGGTATATGATTAACCCAAAAGAGTTTTGTGCAATTCGTCTGGATGGGTTCGACATTCAATTCAACAAAAAGTAAAACAAACAAGAAAGGAAGAACAAACAATGGGAAAAATCAAATTAGCAAACATCAAGAATGAGATTAAGAAAAGCGGAACAAGCAAAGGCAAGTTTTTGTTTTTCAAAGAGGACAGCAAGGTAAGAGTAAGATTCCTCACCGATATGGAAGATGGACTTGAGGTATCTTTCCATGACAGTTTCCAGTTGGGAATCAATGTTCCATGTCAAGAAGTATTTGGAAGGGATTGCGAGTATTGCGAGAATGAGGATTTACGGACAAGAAACATGTATGTGTGGAGCGTATATGATTATGAAAGCAAGGAAGTAAAGTTGCTTATGGCGGCAGTCAACAATTGTTCTCCTGTTCCTGCGCTTGCATCTCTTTATGAAAGTTATGGAACATTGTGCGATAGAGATTATGAGATTAAGAGAATCGGAAAAGGACAGAACACAACATACAGCGTGATTCCTCTGGAAAAGATGAAGTTCCGAAACACAAAAGTGAAACCAATGTCCGAACAGGCAATGTTGAAATGTATTGACAAGGCTTATCCTGCGGACAATTCCGAAGATTTTGAGGACGAGGACGAAACACCGAAGAGAAACAAAAAGAAGGGTGCAAAGTCAAACAATAAGCCGATAAAAGGAAAGATGAATGAGCCAGAGGACGACAATGACGATTGGGATGATGAAGAGGAAGGACAGGACTATGAGAGTATGACAGCAAAAGAGTTGTTCCAGTTGTGTAAGGACAGAGACATTGAGTGCAAGCCAAAGAAAACAAAAGAATATTATATTGACCTTCTGGAAGAAGCAGACGAGGAAGATTCTGACGATTGGGATGATGAAGATTCTGACGATGATTGGGAAGATTAGAACATACAGAACAAAATTAAGGGGTTGATTTATTCAGCCCTTTTGTTATAATAAAGGAGTAAGGAAGGAGAACAACAGAAGTGGGTAATTATTTTGATTTACACAGACATGACGAAACTTCTTTCTTTGATGGATTCGGAAAACCAATTGAATTAGCGAGAAGGGCAAAGGAATTGGGATATACAGCATTAGGGTTGAGCAATCATGGAAACATAACAGGATTGGTGCAACACTGGCTGGCGTGTAAGGAGGTAGGAATCAAACCAATATTAGGGTGTGAAGTGTATTTCCAACCAAAGTTTAATAAGAGGAATCCGCAGAGAAAGTCATATCATTTATGTTTGTTTGCACAGAACAAAACAGGATATGAAAACTTGTGTCACATTATGACAGAAGCAAATGTAGAACAATTCTATTACAAACCGATTGTAGATTTTGGACTGTTGGAGAAGTATGCAGATGGGTTAATCTGTACAACAGCGTGTATTGCTTCTGCAACAAGTCAAGCGATTGTGAATGGTAATGTTGAAACAGCAGGAAAGTTGCTTGACAAGTTCAAGGATATTTTTGGCAACAACCTGTATGTGGAGATTCAGCCATACAAGATTGACAAAAAGGGAACACAACAGAAAACAGATTATGTTTTGATGAAGTTAGCAAGGGAGCGGAAAATCAAGTGTATACTAACATCAGACAGCCATTTTGGAAGTAAGGAAGATTTTGACACCTATTGTAAGATGCACGAAATCGGGAAAACAACACTTGATGTAAAGAACACATATTCAGAAAGGTATATGCCTAGCGAGTATGAAATAGAAGAACGATTTGCAACAATCTATAAGAACAAATTTAAGGATGCTTTTATGGTTGCAGAGATGTTCGTTGACAACTTAAAGAAGTTACAGGACAGTGTGGAAGAAGATATACTTTCACAATGCGAGTTGGTTCTGCCTAAAATTGAAACAAATGGAGAATCAAGCGAAACAGTGTTGCGTAAGATGGTGCAACGAGGATTAAAAAAACGAGGAAAGAATAAACGAGAATACATTGAAAGATGTAAACATGAATTAGATGTAATACATTATCATGGTTTTGATGATTACTTCCTCATGGTACAGGACTATGTGAACTGGGCGAGAGAACATAACATAGCGGTTGGACCGGGTAGAGGTTCGGCGTGTAATTGTTTGGTAGCTTATGCTATTGGAATTACAGATGTGGATAGTATCAAGTATAATCTGGATTTTAGCCGATTTATGCGTAAGGAAAAGAAGAAGTTGCCAGACATAGATGTTGATTTTGAAACAGACAGACGACAGGACGTTATTGATTATGTTGTGAATAAATACAAAGGACAGGCGGTACAGATTTGTTCTTATGGAGAATACAAGATTGACAACCTTGTCAATGACCTTGTAGGGGTATGTGGATTGCCTACAAGTGGTAAAGAATTAGATGAGTATGACAAGGAACAGAACAAAAAGGTGGTTGCAGAAATCAAACGATTTATACGAGAGTATGAAGAAGATGGCAGATTGAATATGCAGTTACTCATGGAAGATGAAAGAACAGAAGAGTATAACAGCCAGTATGACAACATTATGAAACACTTTTCCAAGTTGTTTGGAAAAATTCGGTATCTAGGAAAACATGCCGCAGGTGTGGCAGTGGTTGGTTCTGATATATCGAATTATACAGCAGTGATTCGCAAGGGCGATATGTTCAGCAGTAGTTATGACCTTAATGATTTGGAACATATTAATTGTACAAAGTTCGATATGTTAGGACTTAAAACAATGTCAGAGTTGCGAGAGTTGGAAGAGTATACACATCATGTTGTTACAGATGAAGATAGAGAGGAACAAGAAATATATGAGAGTTTCCGAGATGGGAAAACAGACGGTATATTTCAGATGGAGAAGTCAGCACCAAAGAAGATTCTGGACATGATACAGTGTGATTGCATTGAAGATGTGATTGCGGTTAATGCGTTGAACAGACCAGCACCGTTACAATTAAAGATGCACGAAACATACGCATATAACAAATTGTCTGGAAATATAGACAGAAGCACACCGTATTATAAGTATACGAAAGAAACATACGGAACGATGTTGTACCAAGAACAGACAGTTGAGGTTGCACAGAAATTAGGACATTTGACACCACAGCAAAGTTTTGACTTGTTAAAGATTATGAAAAAAGCAGAGAATCAGAACAAACCAGAGTACATACCAATCATTGAACAGATGAAGAAAGATTTTTTCAAAGGCTGTAGAAGTGAAGGACTTACGAAGGAACAGACAACGGAGATTTGGGCGAGTATGCTTATCTATGGTTTTAACAAAGGACACAGTACGGGGTACACGATTATCAGTGTAGATCAGATGTGGTATAAGATACACCATCCTGCCGAGTTCTGGTATGTCAAGATGAAGTATGCAGGGAATGATGCAGATTTGCACAAGTATTCACAGTTTGCGGTGAAGGACAATGCGGTTGTGATGTTACCCCATGTGAATTATACAGCAGAAACAAGTATGCGTATGATGGATGGGGAAAATGTTATACAGCAAGGGTTGAGCATCATTAAGGGAATTGGAGAAAAAGCGGCAGAAGCAATCGAACATGAAAGAAAGGAACATGGAGTGTTCCGAGACTATGATGATTTCTATGACAGGTGCAAAGGAAGAACAGTAACAACAAGAGTAATTGACATTTTAAAGGAACAGGGAGCATTGGAGTTTAACAAGCGGCGTTATTTGTCAAGGGTGGTAAAATATAACAGCAGTTTGTTGGGGCGTTAAAATGTTTCATGTGAAACGTACAAAACAAAGGTGGTGAGAAAATGGAACAGTATATACCAAAATATGAGTATTCGAACAAGGTTGATGAATTGAGACAGAACAGAGTGGAAACATCTTTTTACAAATATGGCTCTGCAAGACGTAACTTCGGCAGAGGATATGTCAATGCATTAGGAAGTAATGAAAAGTGCATAGAAGCATATAACAGAACAGGGAACAAGGAATATTTGCTCGATGCTATGAATTACCTTATGTTTGAATTTATGTACCCACAGAAAGATGGTGCATTTTTCAGACCGACAGAGAGCAATGACAGCGCAGGAATTGTTGGAATCAGCGAGAAAGAAATGGAGAGATTGAAAGATGGCTAACAAAACAAAGGGAATCAACAAAGCAGGAATTATGAAGTTGTGTTCCGAGATTGCAAAGAAAGAAGGAGAAGGAACGGTTTACAGTTTGGGAAGCAAAAACGGAGTGTTACGAATACCACGTTGGAGTACAGGTCTTTCAGACTTAGATGCCATCATAGGTGGAGGAATACCGAAAGGCAGAACAATAGAAATATTCGGAGCAGAATCGGCAGGGAAAACAACACTTGCATATCAGTTTTGCGCTCAACATGAAATGTGCCTTGACATTCCGATTGAAGGTACGTTCGATGCGAACAGAGCAAGGTTGTTTGGAAACACACCAAAGCAAATGTTGGTATACAGAGCAAGGTATGGAGAAAAGGCTTTCAACAGGGCAATCAGATTTGCGGAAGAGGGTATACCCATGATTGTGATTGATAGTGTTCCATCCATGCAACCGAAAGATGATATTGACAAAATTAGAAAAGCAGTGAACACAGATAGCGAACAAGAAATGAGGATAGGTGGAGTTGCAAGGCTCATGGACAAATATTTGCCCACACTTGAAGATGTGATTGAACAAACAGGAACAACGGTTGTGTTTATAAACCAGATTCGGGATAAGATGAACGCATTGCCTTTTGGAGATAACATACAAACACCCGGCGGTCACAAGTTGAAACATAGCGCAAGTCTTAGAATACAGGTTGCACGAAAAGGGTATATTGACATTCCGAACCATAACCCTTATAATAGTGCAAGTAAAGAAACAATTGGCATGATTATGAAATGCAAGGTTGTCAAGTCAAAGGTTTGCAATCCAAAGGGTGAGTGCGAGATACCTTTGTTTTATGACAGAGGGTTTGTGGATTTTGCAGACCTTGACAGAGTGCGAAAAGAAATAATGGAAGAACACAAGAGAATGTACAAGGAAATGTTAGAAGATTGATGCACTTTTATTGTATCAGATTTAACAGAACATACATTGGTGATGGTAGTGCAGAACATAGGTTTTTCGTTTATGCGGAAACAAAACTGAAAGCAGTGAAGAGATTCTGCGCTACCACAGGTTACAAAAGTGCTTGCATTATTTCTGTCCATGTGGTATCATAGAGAAAAGAAGGAGAACAAAACAAATGGGATTGATGGACGAAATCAAACGAGAAGCAGAAGGGAATCGAACAAAGATACAAAGCAGTCAAGAAGCAGAATTGGAACATAAGTTGAACGCATTGCATTATCTGGATAAGGACATCAAGAAAGAATTGCAGTTCTTAAAATCAGTAATGACAAGAGGGCAGGAAACAGCAGAGAGGAAAGGACTTCATGCGAGTGCTATTATTGTTTCCGATGATAAGTTCTGTTACAGACAGCAAGTGTTGAGTTTGTTTTACAAACAGGCACAGGGAGAACAAGTACCAGTTGGGTTGAAGCGGATATTTTCAGAGGGTGATGCAATCCATGAAAAGTGGCAACGATTGTTTATTCGTGGAGGGTATGCAGAACCGTTAGATTGTGATTATAGCAGATTCAATGAAGAATTTGACCTTTCCTATACGCCAGACATTATTTGTGATATAGATGGCGTAGAAATGGTTGGAGAAATAAAGTCAGTAAATACGTTCCAGTTTAAAAAACAGAAATATCATGTATCTGGAAGAAAGCAGTTACAGTTATATATGTATTTAACAGACATCCATGATGGCTTTGTTTTGTGTGAGGATAAGAACACACAAGAAATAAAAGTATATTTGTATAAGTTCAATTACAAAGAGGTTGAACCATACATAGCAAGATTGGAGAAAGTACAGTATTACAAACACAGGCTTGAAACAAAAGAGAAACTTGTGCAGAGACATGAAAGGTGTACAGGGTATCAATGTAAGATGGCAGAACAGTGTCCGATGCGTGAAGTATGCTACGGAAAGAAAAAGGAGAGATTGGAATGAAATTAAAAGAGTTTTTAAAAGAATATGTGTGTCCAAACACAATGATAAGGTTATGGAAGAATATAAATGGACATGAAAGATTATGTCTGTTTGATGAATGCGAACCGGTAATGGATTGGGAACTAATGCAGGATAACAGATATGAAAAACATCGTAATCTGAAAGTAATCGGAGTTACTGACATCTTGTGTGAAACATATTATGAGGCAGTAAATATTGTTGTTGAATAATTTACATTTAGGGGTTGACTTTGTGCAACCCTTTTGTTATAATAGAATCAGAACAGGAGAAAACAACATGAGTAAATATTGCAAGCCTATGGGCTTATATGTTACCTATTTGGATTGTATGGAATGTGAGGACAAGGAATGTATAACAAGACGAGAAGAACAAACAAATGTAAGTATGGAAGAACAATTACAGAGAAAGATTGCATCATCTGTACAATGTATGGAAGGTGCGAACTCACAGAAAGAAGAACAAGAAGGGATGAAAAAGGTTTACCTCTTAGTAGACATAGGAACTGAATTGTTCCTAGTGTTTGCTTCAAAAAGGGAAGGATATACAAAGAACATAGTTTTTCGTGTAGAAGTGGTGAAAGCAACAGTTGACAAAGATGGAATAACATATAACTGTGAAATCAATCGTTGCATGAATGATAAGACAGTGGATGTAAACAAGTATGAAAAGTTCTATATGTTCAGAAATTCAAACATTGATACTGGACACAGAGGGATAGACAAACAATATTATCCAGTGTTTACAACAAAGGAGGGATGCTTACAATGGCTAAGGGGATAACATGTGCGAATTGTTGTTATCTGGATAAAACAGAAAAGGTACAGACAGGGGTGATGTACAAATATGGTTGTAGAAGTCACCATGCGTATATGGGACACATTACAGGTTGGTTGAGTTCAGACAGTGGGCTAAAACAAATGGGGTGTAGTGAATCAAACAAATTATGTTTTGGGACAGTGTTTGGGGTGAGGAAAACCGAAAAGAATCTATCATGCAGATACATCTATCTTGGAACGGTTGGAAAATATTTTAAAAAGCGTTGCCTGTACAATCTGACATGGAAGCAGAAAGAATATGTTGACGATGATTGGATAGAGGGAAAGAACATACTCATATATGATTATCACAACCTATATGTGGTGTATCAACATAAAAACAGTTATGGATTGACAGGGGTTGAGAACCTGTTGAGAATGGAAACAAAAGAAAGCAAAACAATGATTCGTGAAGGAATTATAACAGTATTGCGAGCAGATGGAATTGAACAGGCAAGAAAGTTACAAAAGAAAGCGATTGAACGATGGGAAGAGGAAAGCATACTACCGTTCAATTAGAAGGAGGTGGAAGGGTTGCACGATTATGTCATAGGAATCGACCAATCTTATACAAGAACAGGAATAACGGTGTTAAAAAATAAAGAAGTTGTTGAGATGTTCAGCCTTGAATATGAATATTGCAATAACAATTCAGAAAAAAGAACAGCACTTGAAAACACGCTAAATGAAATTATGATAGACCATAACATAGTAAACCCATTGGTGATAACAGAACGTATCCGTCTGCGTTCACAGGGTTTCTTGTCAGAAGCATATATTAAGTCAACAGGAGCGTTGATTGCCACTATCATTGATTTCTTCCATTATTACAATGAAACCCCAGTGTACAGTGTTGATACACGCTCATGGAAATCTCAAATTGTAGGAAGTAGCAAACCGTTAGACAATCCGTATGGAATCAATCCAGAGAAGTACCGTACTATCTTGTATTTGCGTGATAGGGGGCTTTTAAAGCATATAGCCGAGGAATATAAGGGCAGGGGCAAAAAAGGCATTATAAGCGTGAAAATGGACGTTGTAGAGGGTGGCAAAAAGGTCAAGAAAAAAGTACCATGTGAAATCAATGATGACTTGGCAGATAGCTATTGTATTGCTATGTATGGATATTTACCAAAAGGAAAGCAAAAGTTAAAGGAGGAAACATTTTGATGAAGAAATTATTGGACAGCGAAAATAAGCTGTCCTTTTTTGTTTTAAAAATGTTTAAAAATTGTTTGACATTTGTTTTATTTCATGTTAATATAGTATCAGAACAAATGAGATAGGGGCATAGGAACATGAAAAAGAAACAGCAAGGAGACGTTTATATTACAGAGTTTGAAACTATTACAGAATTGGTTCATTTTATCGAAACAAACGAACCATATGAAAACTTTTTAAACAGGGAAAATGGTTGTTGTAGTCTGAGCGGTAGTTATGAATTTACCAAAACAAACAATTTTGAAGAAGCAAAAGACTTGTTATTGCATGGGTGGGAACATGGAACAAAGGAAATTAAAAAGCAAGTAGATGTGAAACAAACGGGAATCTCTACAAAACAAAAGAACGTTTATGATATAGTAGGGTATCAATGTTCCGTTCCAAGATATTTGCAGGGAATCCCAACAAATATGATAAATAGTAAACCTGTTCTACAGAAAAACAAAGTCATAACCATTAACAAAATGGCTAATTATAGTTGTAATGTTGACAATAAAACAATCATAAAAGAAAGTGTGAAAGTGTTACAACTTGTAAATCGGTTGGAAAAGCAGGGGTACCGTGTAAACCTCAGTGTAATTTTTGGTACATCTGAAAAGAATCAAGTTATCACAAAAGTTAGAGTTAAAAATGCTTCACAGCGTTTAAACATCAAACAAGTTGCTTTTCCATTGATTCACCCAAGTATGTTACGAAGAATCATATTAGCTGTGTGGGAACGTAGCAAAGAATGTTCCTACCGTGGTTTTGAGTTAGGTTATGGACGAGTTATGGACATAGGTACAATAAAACAATATTTAAACAAAAACGAATATCTAATACCTAGTGTTTTGGAAGAACAAGAAATCACAGATATTGAACAATATAAAATAAATTAAATAATTTATAAAATAGTTATTGACATATATATTTATATATATTATAATATATTATAGTTAAAGAATATATAAACAATAAAACAGAAAACAGAGGAAACAAATAAAATGAAAACAAGAACATTTGTAGAGGTTATTAAGAAAGACGAAGAACATGTTGTAGCAAGAACAAGAACAGATTTTGGTGTTGTTGATATTAAAAGAGTATTCAGAAAACATACAAAGGAAATAAGAGAGTTAAAAAAACAGGGTATTTATTGTTTTGAAATTCAAGGAGTTTTATATTGGTACACATTTAATGAACAAGGAATCGGAAGACAGTATAAAGAGCCAGAGAATTTCAGAGCAGAGGATAGAACAACAAATGAACTTCGCAGAGCAGGAAGAAAAGATAAAGTAATCATTGATGGTAGTGTAGAATTAAGAATGCCAGAGATTAAGAAACCAGAACCAAAAGATGACTGCAATGAAGAAGTAAAACATTGTAAGTATAATATGATTAAGGCTTGTATTGAAAATGACATTCCTGTTTACCTTGCAGGACCAGCAGGAAGCGGAAAGAACTACACACTTGAACAAATTAGTTGGGATTTAGGTTTAGAGTTCTATTTTACAAACAGTGTTCAGCAGGAATATAAGTTGACAGGTTTCATTGATGCAGGAGGAAAGTATCATGAAACGGAGTTTTACAAAGCATTTAAGGATGGTGGTATCTTCTTTCTCGATGAAATGGATGCAAGCATACCAGAGGTTCTTGTTTTGTTAAATGCGGCAATCGCAAATAGATACTTCGAGTTTCCAAACGGAAAAATCAAAGCACATAAGAATTTCCGAGTTGTTGCGGCAGGAAACACAGTTGGAAGTGGTGCAGATGAAATGTATACAGGACGTTTGGTATTAGACCAAGCAACTCTGGATAGATTTGCAATCATTGATTTTGGTTATGACCGAAACATTGAAATGCACATTGCAAAAGGAAACAAAGAACTTGTTGATTTTGTGGAAGCAATCAGAACAGAAGCAGAAACAAATGGGATTCGGGCAACATTCTCCTATCGTTGCATTGGAATGGTTACAAAGTTAGAGAAAACAGGACTTGAATTAAAGAACATCCTTGCAATCGCAGTATTTAAAGGAATGGAGAAAGATACCATTAACAATTTCAGATTGTATGCACTGAACAATAAATATAAAACAGCATTACAGGAATTACAGATGGTGGCTTAATTGTCACCTTGTTCTGTTTTAAATGTTCAAAGTTTTTATACAAAACGGATTGACTTATAACAAAACATATGTTACTATATAATTACAGTAAAGGCAAACAATAAAACAAAATGAGAAGGAGAACAAGTTATGTATTACACAATCGCAGTTTTAGAAGATGTACACAATGGACAGAGATTTGAATTTAACAAGAATGGAAATGAATACACCATTGGCTTATATGATGAAGAATCTGATACCTATGTAACAAAAGGTTACAGAACAAACGAAGAAGCAGTAAAGGTGTACCAGAGATTAACAGAAGCAGTTCTGACAGGTTGTTATAGTTTTGAACAAAGAAAACAATTTTTATAAAATGTGTTGACAAACAATCATAAGTGTTGTATAATAAAGTCATAAGGTAAAGGAAGGAAAACAACCCAATGAAGGAGGAAAACAAAATGGCAGGAACAAAGAAGGTAATGAGAACAGAGATTGAAAGTGGTGTGATTATCAGCACAGTAATGTTTACAGATACAGGAGTATATGAGACAATGGCATTTAACAATGCAGATGATATGGACGAGATAGATTGTGCAGAAACAGATGTGTATGCAAATGCTCTGGAACACCACATGATGATGGTTCATAAGTTTATTGCAGATACAGCAGAAACAGATGAAACAACAGAAGAACAGCCTACCAGTTTTGTTGTGGGTGGAGTGTATGAAACTCCTTCCATTTGTAACAGCGATTGTATTTTCTCCTATCGTGTGGAAAAGGTAACAGCCAAGACAGTTGTGATTGCAGACAAGTTCGGAAAAACAAAAAGATGCAAGATTCATAATGATGGAAGCGTACCATACATCTTTCCAGAAGGACAGTACAGTATGTGTCCGATTATCGAAGCAACAGACATTGTGAGATAGGAAGGAGGGGAACAGGGTGTACAGATTCCCTGTCTATTGGACAGATAAACTAAAGATAGATTACTTACAGAGGGTTATCCTCATACATAGTTATCTGTATTATGAAGCAAATAACAGTGTGTGGAGTGATAAACAGTATGATGAAGTTGCAAAACAACTTACCAACATACAGAACAAACATACAAAGTCATGGATAAAACAAAACACACAATATGGATATTGTTTTTATGATTTTGATGGAACAACAGGGTTTGACCTTTGGGGTAGGATGAACGAAAAAGACAAACAGTACATTTCAAATATAGCAGAAAGGTTGGTGAAAAGATGAACAAAAGCGTTGGAAGGGGTGAAAGATATGCCGTTAAAGAAAGGGCGTAGCAAATGGACAATAGCGAGGAATATGTGAGAAGTTATACTTTCCGAGTAAGTGAACAGGAAACAATGTTCAGAGATTTGTTCGGGAAAGAAGAATTTGAAGAAGTAAGGAAGAAGGGCTTTGCACAGAGCAAACCCTATTTACAATATCTGAAAGAAGAAACAGAAAGGAAGTTACGAGAGCAAGATGGTGATTAACAAAACATATGACATAGGACAGTGTAAGGTGGTAACAAAACATGAATAAACGTTCTACAAAGTTCTATCGGAAAAACGAAGCAGAGGTAATGAAGCGGCTTGGATTCAAGCCGACAAAGAATAGCGGTGCAGGATGGATTGAAAAAGAGGATGGACAAAATGAACAGTGTATCTGTCAGTTAAAATCTACGGACAAGCAGAGCATCAGCATCAAACAGAATGATATTCATATACTCGAACAAAATGCGGCTGTGGCTCACAAACTGCCCGTATTTGCCTTGCAGTTCCTTAATACTGGTGAAGTATGGGTGATGATAAGACCAGAGGATTTAGGGCTGGTACAGAGCCTTGTGGCTGGTGAAGATATTTCCGAGCAATTGAATGTCAACGAAGATTTGTTTTGCGGAACAGATTTAGGGGTTGACAATGGAGATGGAACAAATTATAATGTATTTGTAGGCGGTAGGAACGCAGGAAAGTCCTACCTCGCTCGGCAAGCCTACATGAAACAGAAAGGGAAGGAACGAGAACAGCAAGAACAAGAGTTCAAACAAAGAATGAAAGAGAAAAACAGAGAAAGGAGAAAACAGGTTGGAAAAGAAATTCAAACAAAAGGGCATTGCAACCTTTGAAGGGTTGAGCATTGGAAAGAACAGAACAGTACAAGTGAAGTTCAAACTCCGATATGACGAAATCCTAACAAGTGTTGAATTGTTACAGGGGTTGAACAATGACATTACGGTTCATGCAAAAACAGCAACAAGCAACCCAATGAGTTTGGGCATCTTCACCATAGGTTCTGTCAATTTTGACAAGGATGGAAATGCAACAATACCATTCAAGTCATTAGTGGACAATGTGAATCTTGACAACATTTGTGCTTTGGTGGATGAAGATTATATCCAGTTACGATTCCAAGCAATCATTGAACTCCCCGACAATAGCGAAGAAGGGGGTGCAGGAGAGTGGGAAGATTAACTTACAAAGAACTGTCAAAACAGAAGTTCAAGGAACAGCGCAATGTTGTGATTTCAGAAGCATTTGACAGAGACAACAATCCTCTTGGATATTCCATTGCGGAACAGTTGGTAACAGAAGAAGATGGAAAAGAAATCAAAGTGTTCCTTAAAGGAGGACTTGGCATTGTGGATGAAAAAGGATTGTTACAGTTAAAAGAAGCAGTTGACAATGCTTGTATCAAGTTAGGATTGATTACCGTTTGCGATTGTGAATGTTGCGAAGGGGAAAAATAAAAAGAAAAAGAAAAAGTTACAAAAACGTGTTGACACACAGAACAAGATGTGTTAAGATAGTAGTATCAAAGGAAGGGAAATAAAAATCCTTCTGGTGATAAACAAACAAAGAACAGCAAGAGAAGAAGGAAAGAACAAACAAGAGAAACAAAGAATCAAATTAAAAAGAAAAGGAGAAAAACAAAATGGCAAAAAATTGGATGGCGTATGAAGCCGCAGAAGCAATCATGGGTAACAACGTAGAGGAAGTCGCAGAGGTAGGTAGCAGATACCCACTGTTCACAAGAACCGTATCAATGGCAAACAGTGAGTATGTTCTTGGACTTCTGAAAGCAATCCCGAAGGTAACAGCAAGAGTTGTGGAAACAGGTCTGAAGGACATTGATGATGTGGAAACAGAAGCGGAAGGTGTAGAAGAGAAAGACGAAGCACCAAAGAAATCAGCAAAGAAGGAAACAAAGGCAACACAGAAGCCGAAGTCAAAGCAGGCATTTGAGGAAGAGGACGAAGCAGACGAAGATGATTATGAGAACATGACATCTAAAGCACTGTACAAACTGTGCTGTGACAGAGGTATTTCCTCACAGTGCAAGAAGCGTGACAAAGCATCCCTTATCGCAGTTCTGAAAGCAAATGATGGTGTGGCAGATGAAGATGAAGCAGACGATTGGGGAGATGAGGACGAGGAAGAAACAGACCCGTATGCAGGAAAGTCTGCAAAAGAACTGTTCAAGATGTGCTCCGATAGAGGAATCAAAACAAAGCCGAAACAGTCCGCAGATGCTTATGTAAAACTTCTGAAAAAGGCAGACGAAGCAGAAGCCGAAACAGAGGATGAAGAGGACGACGACGATGATTGGGAAATCTAATCTGACATAACATAACAAAATAATGAAATGATAACAAAGGCAGGGAGGTAGGAACAATGCTTCTCTGCCTTTCTTTATGGATTGGAGGATTGAACATTGAAAACAGAGGACATCATCATGTTAGATTGCAAGAAGGAAGGAAACAGAGAGTTAATAAACAAGTTCCTTTGGAAAGTAAAACCATGTGCTAAAATTCTGGAAAAGAACCATTACACAAGAACAGAGATAGCACCGATTGAGTTATTAGAACAGGTGTTGCATGGGTTGTGTGAACGATACCCATATAAATTGCAACAGATATATACATACAGCGAAGAAAAGAAATTCAAGTTTTACCACATGGGAGTGATTCATGTTACAGATATTTATGAGTGGATAGGGGATGTAAATGGCGTAACATTATGGGAAGTTGTTGCAAAGGCAATTATCAAGATTTATGCGGATTTGAAGAAGGAGAAAACAGAACAATGAAACAAATAACATTCTATACAGATGGTGCTTGCAGTGGAAACCCTGGCGAGGGTGGTTGGGCGTATGTAGAAGTTATTCCATGTAGCAATGGAATCAAAACAAATGTGGTAACAGGAAATAAAAAACAGACGACAAACAATGAGATGGAACTGACAGCAGTGTATATGGCGTTAGTAAAAGCCTTGAAGAGCAAAACAAAACAGGTCACAGTATATTGCGACAGTGCTTATGTTGTGAACGCTATTACAAAAGGGTGGTTACAGAACTGGCATAACAATGGTTGGGTAACGAAAGAAGGAAAGCCTATAAAAAACAAACATATATGGGAAAAGATGTATTTGCTTGTATATGAAAAGAAGATGAACATAACAATGGTAAAGGTCAAAGGACACAAGGGCGACCCCTTAAATGAACTTGCAGACAAAAGTGCAGTAGAAGCAAAACAAAGAATAAAGAATCATGGAGGGGTAAGGCAATGTTGATAGCAGAGAAGATATTGGAGAAAGATTTTCAAGGGAAAACAACAAAAGAAGCATATTTGAATTGTTGCAAATGGTTGTCTACAAATGTGATTGCTGTGAACAATTCAAAACATATTACATACAGAACAGAGAAGGTTGAAACAGACGATTGGAACAGAATAGTAAGATTGACGTTATATGTAACAGCAGATGAAGAAGAAATATGCGAAAGGAATTGTAATATCTGTAAAGAAGTAACAGGTAGTTTCTTTATGACGCAAAACAAATATATGTGTGAGGTGTGCAAAGTGCCACCGTACAGAAAGAGGTTAAAGGATAAGTTGCACTTAATCAAAGAAGAATTGAAAGGAAAGATATTATAATGATGAAAAGGAAGAACAAGAAAAAAACGAAACAAAGAGTATGCGTAGTGTTGTTGCAAACGCTGGCAGAATTGTTTGCAACTTTAAAATATGGGTTAGTTGAGGAATTAGACAAAATAGCCATAGTGATTCAAGTATTAATACCGATTGTGATTGCTAAGATGGATTTAAGCACTCCTAAGATGTTGATAGTGTCGTGTGTTCTGGTGGTATGTGTAAAGTACATTCGGGAAGTAGGATATAAATTGAACCATGTAACAGAGAGAGGGTTTCCGATTCCATTACAGAGATTTACGGACAGAGACGAGAATGGGTTCATTAGCATAAAGGAAGAAGAAACACAAGAAGCAATGCTTTATTTGTGTGATGTAGAGGACTATTTAAAAAGCAAAGGTTGGTTATAGTATATGAGTTATGCACCATGTAAGGGATGTGGAAGAAGGACAGTAAAATGCCATGCAGAATGTGAGGAATACAGAAAGTTCCAAGAAGAAAATGAGAGGATAAAGGGAAACAGGAAGAAGGACACCATCAGCCGTTCTACCATATTTAGAGCAAATTATCACAGTTAAGTGTTGACAATCCAAACAAACTCTGCTATAATAGAATCAAAAGAAGGAGTTGTGCTTGGATTGGCACAAGTAAGTGGTAGCCTTAAATGGAAATGCCTACCAATAAAATAAATTATCACGTTGCCGCTGTGGTAGCCATATATTAGTCGTGGTACAAGAAAATGTGTAAGTATATCCGTTTGACGTAACCGAGAAACGTCATGTAACTTGTAAACATATTGATTCATAAACTAAATATTGTGATTGATTCAAGCGGCAACGTGATTCATCATATAGAGACAGTAACAGACAAGGGCAACCTTGTCTTGTTGTGTATTTAGAGAACAAATAATAAAACAAAAGGAGGATAAGACAGAACATGGGAAGAAGGAAAGGAAGAGAGGTAAAAGAAGCAAGTGAGAATCTAATACCACTGAATGAGAGAACACCAGAAGAACGAAAACGGATAGCAATGATGGGAGTTGAAGCAAGGAAAAAGAAGAAGGAACAAAACATGGCGTTACAGAATTGTATGCGTCAGTTGTTGGAGATGAAAACAAACAGCGATAAAAAGAAACAAGTGTTACGTTCCTTTGGGTTCACAGATGAAGAACTTACGAACCGTTCCTTGTTGATGGTTGCATTGTTCCAGAAGGGATTGACAGGAGATGTTTCTGCAATCAGAGAGATTACAGACATGATGGACAAACTAGAAATGTTTGAAAACACAGGAAAGGTCACAAGCAATATCACAATCAATCTTGTTGCAAAAGGGGAAACATATCAACCGAATGAACAGGATGAACAAGATATATGGGATGCAGAGAACAGTACAGACTGGATGGAGGACAGCGATGATGATGAGGATTGGGGCAATGACATCTATGAAGGATAGCGGCAGAAAAGCGTCAGCTATTGAAATAGCGAGAGAATATGGGGCTACCCTAAGAAGTTATCACCTTAATATAGAAAATGGATTAAAAGGGCAAATAAACGGCTTACAGAGGTTATCTGTTTTGGAGTGGATATGGAAACACACAGAACAAAATGAATTATTTTGCAAGAACATATTGACAAACATAGCAGAACATAGTAAAATAGGAGTATAAAGAAATGAAGAACAAAATAAAAACAGCCTTGTTTGTAGTATCACAGATAGTAATGATAGCAAGTATAATCTTGTTATCTTGTTATATTATCAATCATATTACAACAAAAGGGAAACAGGAACAAGAAACAGCAGTTGTAGAAGAATATAAACCAGAACCATTGGAAATTGTGATACCAGAACCAAACAATATGGGTACAGTTACAATCATTACACAAAACCCAAACACAGGAGAAGAAGTCACAACAGAAGTCTATGGACAAATTAAGATTCTGAACAATGGGAAAAATGGAGAACAGCAACAGTATATTTTATATACAGAATAGAGGTTGAATATGAGCAGAGCAGAATTAAGAAGGAAACAGAGAGAACAGAAAAAGGATAACAAAACCTACACACTTACAGCAAGGGAGTTGGAACAGTTAGAACAAAGAATCAGAAGGGAAGAACAGCAAAAGGCAAAACAGGTGATTCTTGATAAGACAAATGTTTTAGCAGAACAAATACTAACAATGATGCTGGTAATTCCAACAAATGTGTTGGTGTCTGATTATTGGCAGAAGTCAGCAAAGAAGCGCATACCAAAGTTTGTAGATGATTGTATGAGCCTATATGAAGCATTTACAAGTGGTGTGGTGAAGATGTCCGAAATGGTAGCACTGACAGAAGAATATGCAGGAATCAAGTTAGTGCAGGACGAACAGTTTTCCATGTTTGCAGAAAAGGTGGGAGAACATGAAAAGTAAATTACAGAAGGACATAGACAGTTATGTAAGAAAGTATGCAAAGAAGCATAACATAACAAAAGAATACAAAGACATCATGGAGTATTGTTATTTGAATAACATAACATTGTTTGAGGTGAAAGCAAATGGCAACTGATGCAGAATTAAAACAAATACAGATAGATAAATACACAAGGAAGCAAGCAGAACAGTTTGGGATTGAAAACAGATTATTACAGTGTACAGAAGAATGTGGAGAACTCATACAAGCGTTAAGCAAGTATCAGAGAATCTTACAGGGAGATAAAACATGCCAGACAGACATGTGTCATGCAGAATATATGATAGTAGACGAGATTGCAGATGTGGAACTTCTGTTAGAACAAATCAAGTACCTATTAGGAAACGAAAGGGAAGTCAGAGAAAGGAAACTATATAAACTTGACAGGACAGAACAAAGATTGTTAGAATAGTTCTATGAGTTCATACAAGAATAGTATATAACAAGTATACAAAGAACAATAGAACATAACATACCATTTAGAACAAAGACAGAACAAAGAACATAGAAAGGGGCATAGAATACATGGTAACAAAAGCAAGTGGTATCAAGATAACATACAGAAACATAAGAGAGTTAAAACCATATAAGAAGAATGCAAAGAAACATCCGAAAGAACAGGTTGAAAGAATTATGAACAGTATTAAGCAGTTCGGGTTCTTTGAACACAGGGCAGTAGCAATTGACAAAGATGATTATGTTGTTGAAGGTCATGGAAGAATCCTTGCGGCAAAGAAAGCAGGGCTAACACAAGTGCCTACAATCTGTCTGGATGATATGACAGAGGAACAAATCAAGGCTTGGAGATTGATTGAGAACAAAACAGCAGAATCAAGTTATGATGAAACATTGATTAATGAAGAAATCAGTGAACTTCTAAAATCGGACATAGACATGGAAGTGTTTGGGTTTAGTATTGATGCACTGGAAGATGAAACAATAGAAGTTGAACCAGATGTACCATTCACAGAGATACTGAATGAAGAAAACAATTACATCGTGTTGAAGTTCAACAATAAGATTGATTGGCTCAATGCTATGGGATTGTTTGGAATTGAGAAAGCAAAGGCGTACCCAACAAAGAAGAAAGGAAACAAGAAATCATTCGGCATGAGAGCAGGAGTAGGAAGAGTGCTAGACGGTCAGAAAGCGTTAGAAAGGGTGACAAGTAATGAAGTATAAGGGAAAAGAAATCATCGTTGCTTGTCCGTCTTATAAACGGTATAAGGTTGAGACACTAAGTTATATTCCTTTCTGTAAAGTTTATGTTGCGCCAGAAGAATATGAAACATATTTAGAGTTTAACCCAAAACATAATGGGAATATTGTTAAGTGTCCGAAAGGGGTGCAGGGAAATCTGTGCAGAGTAAGAAATTATATCCTTGACACAGAGTTTGAAAATGGTGCAGATATTGTTTTATTGATCGATGATGATTTACGAGCAATCGAACATTTTGAAATGTCAGAAGACGAAGCATATGCGTATGAAAAGGTCAAAGTAAAATCAGATGAAATACTAGATTTCTTATATCGTTATTCTTTATTGTGCCATGACTGGGGTTTTAAATTCTGGGGATTGAATTGTAACAGTGATACAATGTCTTATAGGCAGTATTCACCATTCAGCACTACATCCTATATAGGAGGTCCTTTCCAGTGTTTTTTAAAAGGGAATGAACTTAGATATGATGAAAGACTTCCATTAAAAGAAGATTATGACATGACTTTACAGAACATGAATCTGTATAGAGGGGCATTGAGATTGAACAAATACCATTATGTGTGTAGGCAGTCAGAACAAAAGGGCGGTTGTGCAATGTACCGTAATATGGAAAGGGAAAAGGAACAGTTTGAGTTGTTGCGTAAAAAGTGGGGAAGCAACATAGTAAGGTTGGACACATCAAACAAAGGACGAAGCAAAAAGAATAGAAAGTACATTGACTATAATCCAATTATCAAGATACCTATTAAGGGAATCTAACAGAGAGAGGGGCAGAACATTGTTTCTGTCCTTTTTTATTTTATTACAAAATATTTACAAATAACTGTTGACTTTCTGTTATATTGTGTTATAATATAATCATCAAAGGAAGTAAGAAAATAATAAGTGAAGGAGAACAAAACATGAGTGAGAACAAAGGTAACAAATTAGTTGTAGATGACATTGAGGTTATCGTAAGAGGTATTGCGAACAAACCGTATTATGAGATTAAGTACAGAGAAGTCGGGAACGATGATTATAACATCGGCTTTGGTTCGTATGATTTAAACAATGTCCTCAAGTGGAAAGAAGAAGAATTTGAGGTTGTTTCCGAGAAAGCGGCAAAGGAAGTAACAAACGAGCAGATTTTGAAACATCTGAAAGAAATCGAGATTGCACAGGGTTGTATTGCAAATGGAATCAATACATTGTTCAGTGTTATGAGTGAAAGAAAGGAACAGTTAAAGTTAAGCAAGTGCGAAGAGGGAATAATTAAATATGGACAGATTGCACTCGGTTGTCTCACAGAACGCATGATTGATATTTCTGGAATGAATGAGGAATTAAATAGACGTGAGAAAGAGATGCAGGCATTTGAGGAAGAGGACGAAATAGACGAAGATGATTATGAGAACATGAAAGGTTTTGTTGATTTCTTAAAAGAAATTTTTGAATAAACCTTGACGAACAATAATTGAATATGGTATAATATGATAGACAAAACAGATAAGGTTCGGTGTACATCAGATTGTGTACATTTGCCACTTATCTGTTTTGTGCATATTAAAACAAAGGAGCAAACAAACATGGATGTGAACATTGAAGTGTCAAACAGATTTGCTTCTTTTCTAACCGATTGGGATTATGAACAATACCTGTTATTGGGTGGGTATGGTAGCGGAAAGAGTTACCATGTAGCATTGAAGATTATACTAAAACTTCTGGAAGAAAAACGAACAGCATTGGTGGTAAGACAAGTGCGTGAAACAATCAAAGAATCTTGTTTCGCATTGTTTAAAGAAATCCTTGAAAAGATGGGGTTGTTATCAGACGAAGCGGTAAGAAACAATCACAGACCAAAGGGGGACAAAGTGGTTGCGATTTCTAGCCCTTTGGAAATCCGTTTTCCGAATGGTTCAAGAATCATATTCCGAGGAATGGATAATACGGAGAAAATCAAGTCCATTCACGGTGTCAGCATTGTTTGGATGGAAGAATGTAGCGAAATCCGTTATGAAGCATATACCGAATTGCTAGGGCGTATCAGAGAGCCTAAAGTGACGTTGCATTTTATCTTAACAACAAACCCTGTCGGCAAGGAAAATTGGGTATACAATACCTTTTTTGTGCATACAGATGATAAAGGAAGAGAGAGAACAATACAAAGTCCAGAAGAGTTTTACAGACGTAGAACATTGGTGAACAAAAAGAATGGTGTTTATTATCATCACAGCCTACCAGATGATAACCCGTTCCTGCCTGTTTCATACATTCGCCGTCTGGATGGATTGAAGAGAACAGACAAACAATTGTGGGTTGTTGCAAGGTGGGGAAGGTTTGGAGCGAATGGAACAAGGGTACTTCCGAACTTTGTTGTTGCGAAGGACAGCAGAGAGTTCAAACGGAAGGTGAACAGCATTTCTTCGCAATTCCATTTCTTTGGTCTTGATTTTGGTTTTGAAGAGAGTTACAATGCGCTTATCAGTTGTTGTGTTGATGATGCAAACAAAGTGCTGTACATTTATGATGAAGTGTACATGAATCAGATAACAGATGATAGATTCTCACAGAGACAAGATGTTCGTGCAGTAGCGGAGAGGGCAGGAAGATGTGAAAAGCCTATTTGTGCAGATAGTGCTAAAATTTTGGTACTTAACCATGTTAAATACTGGGAAGCCCTTAGAGCCTTAAATACCGTAGCGTGACAATTTTAAGGATTGGGTAATCAGTAGTAGTTTAAAGTAAACGGAGGATTTTGATATGAAAGTGAAACAAATAAATAAAATAAAAGGGTTTGAACATATAAACGATGGATATTATGTTTCTTATGATGGAAGAGTATTTTCTCTTAGAACAAACGGAGGAAAGGTTGTAGATGTCTCTCATAGAAAAGAATTAAAGCAGTATGAGAAAACAGGTGGTTATTTGAATGTTGCTCTTACAACAAAACACAACAAAGTAAATTATGTTAGGGTAAACAGATTAGTTGCAAAGGCTTTTGTAAAAGGAGAAACATCAAAAAGAAAATATGTTAATCATAAAGACGAAAATAGAAAAAATAATAATGCAGATAATTTGTGTTGGGTGACTCCAAAGGAGAACAATGATTGGAGTTTATCAAAGAAAGTTTATATGTATGATAGCAATGGGTATTTTATAAAAAGTTATATCTCTACAAAAGAAGCACATTATGATGGGTTTAATAGCTCACATGTTGCAAATGTATGCAGAGGAATTGAAAGACAACATAAAGGATATTTGTTCTCATATCAAAAACTAACGAAAGAACAAGCTATTCAACGACTATCGAAAACACATTATGTTAGATATCCAAAATGTAATGGAAGTGAGTAGAGTACACACAAGCGTGTGGAAAAGCATGGAGCAGAAATGCTAAGATATAGTCTAAACTTATATGAAAGTATAAGCAGTTCATAAGAGAACGTGTATAGAGTAGCGATCTATACAGAATATATTGGAGCCCAAAACAATTCAGTTTTACAGACAGCAAGGGTACAACATGTATGGAGCGAAAAAGTACATTGGAAGTCGTTTACAGAACACAAAGAAGATGAAACGATTTAACAAGATAGTTTGTTCCCCTAGATGTAAGAACACAATCCGAGAGTTGAAAGACCTTACATATAAGAGGGATTCAAGGGGCAATGCAATCTATGATGAATTTAACATTGACCCACATACATTCTCTGCGTTGTGGTATGCGTTGGACACATATACCGTTGCAGATGTGAAGGAGATTAAAACAAACAGTAAAGCAGGATAATGTTTCATGTGAAACGTAGAGCAGAAAGGAGAACAGAGAGAGAATGAACACATTGAGAAGTAAAACAAAACAAGTAAAAGGCATCAGAGATTTACAGAAACAGAGTTTTGAGAAATCAACAGATGATTACATGGTGGGGTTGTATAATGGGTTAGAGATGGCAACAGCGATTCTGGAAGGAAGAGAGCCAGAGTTCCTAGCCTGTGTAAAAGAACCACCAGTAATAGAGAAAAAAGAAGAACAGACAGGACGAACGATAGCAAGTGGAATAAGGAGGGTATGAGATGAAAGATGTTATGCAAAAACAGTTGGAAGCTGGAAAAGAAGCAATTTTTAACATGAAGCTAAAGAGAAGTCAGTTTCTTGTGAAAAACATGACAGATGATATGATTACAGTAAAACTAGGAAACAATGAAAATGGTTCTGTGATTGGTGCAGGAAGTTGGGAGCGTGTGTTTAATAACATAGACGATAAAACAACAGGAACAGCAGAGAGTACAAACATTGTTAAGGTAACAAGTGTTGTTGCAGGTATGGTAGAGGTTGCATCTGTTGATTTTTAGGAGGTGATGCAATGCAAGACAAACAACAAATATATGGCAGAAACGACATGGTAATGTTGTACAAACATAACAAAATATATGGAAGTTTGGGGTTGACAGAACAATTTGTTTTTGATACAATAAATGGAGAAAACACAGTTGTGTTGAATAATCCAAAGGTAGGAAAGTTTAAAGATGTTGTAACAGATTTAAACATCTTAGGTAATTCACATCAAGATAGTACAACTGGGAAGCAGTTGTTTAAACTAACAGACAATTATTTACATGCATATTTTTATCACGGAGAAAATAAAGAAATTGTACCATATTCTAGTAATGCTGTGGTGTATTTGCCCTGTGAACCAAACACAACCTACACAATACATGGTAGAAAAAATATTAACAATGATATGACAAGAAAAAATAGGGTTGGTTTAACATCGGAACTCCCAGCGTTTAATGTTAAGATTACTAAAACGGCTGAAACAACATTAGATAAACCTTTAACTATTACTACCGAAGAAGATACAAAATATCTTGTTATAATGGCTATTACCGATGGAGAGATTGGGAAGTTAAATTTTGATAAGGTTCTTGAGAATAACACATCTAAGCTTATGGTGGAGGTTGGAGACAAAGCATCTCCTTATGAGCCATACACAGGAGGTAAACCATCCCCATCACCCGATTATCCACAAGAAATCAAGAACGTTGGAAAGTGGAATGAGGAAACACAGAAGTATGAAGTGGATGTGAAAGTTACCAACGCCGAGCAGAATTGGAGCAAAGAGCAAGTCCTCACTCTCACATCCGACCGTCCTATTACAAAATGGGACAAGCTTGTAGAACAAGATGGACAGATTGGGTGGTTGTATGGAAGTAAAAAATCCGTATTAAATGAAAAAACAAGTTGGAAAGTTTTCCGTATAGACCCTAATGAAGAGGATAATTTCACTTTTTCAACGAATATTATTGGTTCATTGGGTGGAAATCAAACAAGCTTTTGTAAAACATTTAAAAATGTCAATTATGCATACGCCAAAGAACATAGAGGAAAGTATGGATTATATAGCGATCATGTGGAACAAAGAGTACCGACTAGATATTTTAGACAACCAAATGAATCGGTTCAGACAATAGAACAATGGAAAGAATGGCTGATAAATAATCCTATAGAATTATGGCATAAATCAGAAACAGAATTCATTCCACTTCCGCAAGAAGAACAAGATGCAATCCGAGCATTAACAACCTACTATCCAACTACAGTAGTCACAGTAGACGGTGGAGAGTTACCAGTAGGCATACAAGCAACATATAAACAAGTAAATAAATAGGGGTGGTATAAATGAGTAAAATAGAATTTTTAGGAATGTTGGTTTTGTGTTTATCCTCTTTGATTGGATTGTTTGTGATGTTGTTTAAACCATTGAATGATAACACTAAGGCAATGTCTATCCTCGTGTCTAGGATAGACAGAATAGCAGAAAAGATGGATGAAAGAGACGAAGAGTTAAAACAGCATATCAAAGAATTTGATGATTACAAAGATAAAGTGAGAGAGGGTCAAAAAAGGCAATGGGATAAGATTGATGAATTGAGTGATGGTATAATTGACATTAAACACTCAATTAAATAGTAAATAAAACAAAGGAGGTGAGAATATATGTTTAAAAATGCAGTGTTTAAAGTGTCAGTAGATACAAAAAAATGGGCAAAAGCAACATGGGTTCGTGCAGTTAAAACATTCGCAGAAACATTTGTTTCGATGGTAACAGTTGGTCAGGCGTTTAACGAGGTAGGCTGGGCACACATTTTTTCTGTGTCTGGTGTTGCGGCTGTGATTAGTGTTGCTATCAGTGTTGCGGGAATCCCAGAAGTAGAATCAGAACATGAAACAAAAGAAGAACAGGAGGTTTAAAACATGAAAATCGGGTTAAGAGGTGGACATTCACCGAATTGTAAAGGCAAAATTGGCTATTTGGATGAACAGGCAGAAGTAAGGAAAGTCTATAATGAACTTGTACCGATGCTGACAGCACAAGGACATACGATTGTTAATTGTAATTCCGATGCATATAGCGAAGGGCAGGAATTGTATGATGGAACAAGTAAAGCAAATGCAAATGGATGTGATATCTTTGTTTCGATACATATGAATGCATTTAATAGTGTGGCAAATGGCGTTGAATGTTGGCTATATGACCAGTCTAATGGAAACATGAATCAGATTGCAGAACAGATTTGTAAGAACTTTAAATCAAAGGGATTTTACAACAGAGGAACAAAATATAGCACAGGATATCACGATTTGACGGCTTCTGTTATGCCAGCTATGATTATCGAAACATTGTTTTGTGATAACAAACATGATGTTGACATTTATAATTCTTTAGGTGTAAAAGGGATTGCGAGACTCATTGCAGATGGAATTAATAAACAGGCTAGTTCTGGTGCAAGTGATGTCTCAAAACCAAGACCACAAGGCTCTGTTGTTCCGAACACAGGTGGACTTAAAGAATTAGGAAAGGTTAATATCTGGACGAGAGGGTATACTGATAGATGGTGGGACGAAGTCTTGAACGCTACTGACTGGATTGGAGCGAGAGACGGTGAGCCGTTAAAATATTTAGGCTTTAGAGTGTCTGTTGGAAAATTGAAAGCAAGAGTGTGTACACAGAAGAATGGATGGCTTGAATATATTATTTTCGGACAATCATACAATGTCAATGATTTAGTCAATGGGGTTGTTGGTGATGGTTCTCCGATTCAGGCGTTGGAAGCGGAATATTTGACACCATCAGGGTACAAATATAAATATGCAAAATATTGTTTGTCCGATATTAACAACGAATCTTATTATCCTTATCAGATTGATAATCAAGTTGGCGGTGGTTATGATGGTTATGCAGGTGTTATCGGAATTGCGGCTGATAAGTTGATTATTGATATTGTGTAATTTGTTTTATAGGGTGGATGTTTTCCACCCTATTTTTTATTTGACATCTATTTTTTGTTGTGGTATAATAAAAGAAAAAGGAAGGAGGGAGAACCTTTGGCAAAGAACAAACAATACACAGTAGAGGTAACAAAGGCACTGGCAAGTTTCCCCTATTTTGTTTTGAAGAATGAAATTAAAACAGGATATAATCTATATACAAGAGAATTGCTTGAAATCAAACAAAATTATTTGGATTACAAAAAAGGTGCAGAGTTCTACACAGAGGGTAGCAGTGGAGATTATCAACCGTCAAACATTCGTTTTAAGATTGCGAAAACATTGATTGACAAAGAAGCACGTTTCATGTTTTCACAAACACCAGATGTATTCATACAATCTGTAGATACAGAACAGACAGCCATGAAACAGGTGGAACAATACCAAATATTGATTGACAAAGTGTTAAAGGACAAAAAGAATAATTTCCCTAGAACATTGTTACAGAGTGCAAAAGATTGTTTTATCGGAAAGCGTGTTGCGTGTCTCGTGGATTTTTCCGAAGAGGATGGCATACAGACACATTTTTACAACAGTTTACAGTTCTATTATGAAACAGAGTATGGTTCAGACAGATTAACGAAGTTTATCAGTTTTGAAAATGTAAATCAAACAAAGTCAACACAAGAAAGATTATACCTTGTAAATCGGTATGAGGAAAGGAATGGGACAATTTATATGAGTTCTATCCTTTATAATGGTTTAGGGGTAGTACAGGAAACAGTAATACAAGAACAGGAAATAAAGTTAGATTACATTCCTGCTGTTGTGATTGTGAATGATGGAACATTAGAGGATAAACAAGGAGTGTCAGAGATTGAAAGCCTTACCGAGTATGAGTCTGGTTATAGTCGGCTTGGGAATGGAGATATTGACAGTGAACGAAAAGGAATGAACCCAATCCGTTACACTGTGGACATGAACTCGCATACAACAAAGAACCTTAGTTCTGGTGCAGGAGCATATTGGGATTTGAAATCAGAACAGAACCAGAACAATGTTTCACCTATGGTTGGTACATTAGCGCCTAGTATGAACCACACAGAGCCAGTGAAAGTTACGCTTGACCGATTGAAAACAACTATGTACAATGAAGTTGATATGCCAAACATATCAGAAGAAACAATGGCAGGAACAATTACAAGCGGTAAGGCATTGAAAGCATTGTATTATCCATTACAGGTTCGTTGTGATGAAAAGTTAAAAACATGGAAACCAGCGATTGAGTTTATTGCAGAAGCAATCATTGACCTTGCTGTATTAAACAAAGCAGATGTAGTTTCTTATTATGTTTTAACAGGATTAGATGAAGTACAGTACAACATTGAAGTCATGGAAAACTATGCACTTGCAGAGGATGAAGAAGAAGAAAAAAATTCTGACCTTGCAGAGATTGCGGCAAATGCACGAAGCAGAAAGTCATACATTAAGAAATGGAGAAGGGCAGAATTTAAGACAGATGCACAGATTGATGATGAACTTATGCAGATTGCGATTGAAAACAATATGTTTGATTCTATGAGTATGAACACACAAGTACAGGCAGAGTTAAACAGACGTGGAACATCTGAAAAGGTTGACGATAATCTGGAAGTGATTGAAACACAGAAAACGTTAGAAGATACACAAACAAATGAAGAATAGGTATTGACATTCTTTGCAGATGTAGTATAATTGAAATATAAAAACAAGGCGGTGAAGTATGGCAAGACAAAAGTTTAGTTTGAAAAATGCAGAACAAGTCAGACAAACAACTACCATGTCACAACAGAAAGAAATCAAAAGGTTATATGAACAATTATACCAAGATGTGACAAGGAAGGTTGGACAATTAGGAAACAATAATTTACAGAAACAGAACTTGATATTGTTACAGCGTGACATCAAGAACAGAATTGCACAGTTAAATAGTAATATACAGAATGGAATCATTCGAGATATGCGGATTGTTTCCAATGAAGTTGTGGAAGATACAAGGACATTTCTAAAACAGTGTGGGTTTCGTGATGAGGATATACACAATGCGTTTAGTTATGTTCCAGACCAGATTATTAGAAACATCACAAGTGGAAATGTTTACCAAGATGGTTGGACATTAAGTGGTGCTATCTGGGGATATAACAAACGAACACAGGATGATTTAAGCAAGATTATATCTATTGGAACAGCACAAGGAAAATCAGCAGTTGAGATAGCGAAAGAGTTAGAACAGTATGTTGACCCTAGTGCAAGGAAACAGGCAAAAACAATTCAATCGTGGAGATATGACAAGGCAGGAAACAAAATAAAAGACAGTGTATATTTTGGAAAGATTGATTACAATGCGTTACGATTGGCTAGAACAATGATAAGTCATGCGTACCAACAAAGTTTTGAGAATGTAAATAGAAATGACCCATTTGTCGTTGGGTATCGGTGGTTAACCTCTAATTTCCATGGAAGAGTATGCGAGATATGCAGAGAAAGGTCAGAGACAGACCAATTTGGTTTGGGTGTGGGAGTGTTCCCAAAAGACCAGTTACCGTTAGACCATCCAAATGGTATGTGTACATTTGAAGCAGTGATACCAGACAGCATGACAGATATAGCAAGAAAAATAGGACAGTGGTATCAAGCACCGATTGGAACATATCCAGACATAGACAGATATGCGTTGGATTTTGTTGCATAACAAAATGAATAAGAACAGAAGGGAGAACAAAATAGGTGAAAGTTCAGAGAGTTTGCAGAAAGTGTGGAGAAGTAAATGAGATTGATTCTGGGAATCTGATTCGTATGGATGTATATGACGAGGAAGGAACATATTACAAAATTATGTATTGTGATTGTAAGCGTTGCGGAGAACGTGATGTGGTACAGATTGATAGTACAGAGACATTAGAAATGTTCCGAAAGCTGAAAAGTCTGACAATCAAAGTTGCAAGAAAGAAAATGAAAGGAGAAACAATTAGTCCGAAAGATATTCGTAAAAAAGACAGATGGATGAAGGAGTTACGAAGAAAAAGGGAAGATTTGAATGAACTGTGTAGCGGAAAAAAATTATTTGATGAAAATAAAAAAGTTGTAGTAGAACAGTTGACATTCCCAAAGGTTGGTGATATAATTGAAAGTAACTTGTGATAGATGTCATAAGGAATTTAACAATGTATTGAAGGAAAAGGAAAAACAGATTGATGGACAGTACATCATACGAACATATCTGGAATGCCCACATTGTGGAGAACAATATAATGTTTGTTATGATAGCCAATCCACATTGGTTTTAAAGAAACAGATTCGCAGGCACACAGCAATGTTGGGAACAATTAGAGATGAACACCAATACAGGAGAAAGTTAAAAGATATTGAGAAGAAACAAAAACGGTTAGAAAGAGAAATGAAAATCTTGCAGACAAAGTATTGCAAATATTTTGAAGAAAAGGAGAATTGAACATGGCAGAAGAAGTAAAGGGAACAGGAACAGAAGGACAGCAGGGAACAGAAGGAACACAGAATCAGCAGACACAGCAGAGTGCAAAACAGCAGACAACGGAAACACAGAAGCAGGAAACAGAACAGAAAGTCGATGTTGAAAAAGTGAAAAGTGAAGCGTTGTCTGGATTTCTGAAAGACCTCGGAGTTGAGGATGCAGATGCTTTGAAAGGGATTGTAACAAAACACAAGGAAACGGAAGAAGCAAACAAAACAGAGTTACAGAGGAAGGAAGATGCTCTGACAGAGACAACAAAGGAACTTGCAAGAGAACGTGAGGGAAGAATCCTTGCAGAAGCAAAGTTGTCAGCGGTTCAGTTAGGAGCAAAGCCAGAGTTGGTAGACGACCTTGTGGTTGTTGCAAAAGCAAAGGTAACAAAGGACAAGGACATCAATGCTGTAATTGCAGAAATCAAAGACAGTACATCTGGAAAGGTGTATTTTAAGTCCGACGAAGAAGAAACAGAAGAAAAGGGAAAGAACAAGGACAAAACAGTTACAAGAGCGAGAGTAACAAAACCGTCTGAGAAGTCTGGAACAAAGAAAGAAGAAAAGGGCGGAATGGAAACAAAGGAAGAACACAAAGGTTCTATGGCTGAACGTCTGTTAGCAGGACGTAAAACAAACAAAAGCCATTATTTCAAATAGGAGGTAGAAACAATGCTGAACAATACAGGTATTAAGAAAGAAACTTATGGTTCTGGAAATCAGATTCTTTTTGCAGTAGAACATCAAGTATCTATGGGTATCGTGGTAGATGAAACCGTAGGAGTTGCAGAGGGAACAAAGAAGATTGCAAAGGCAGGAACACCGATTACAGGAAACCTTGATGCAAGGGAAACAGCATTTACTGCGGCTGTTTCGTCTGGTGATACTAACAAGACATCTAATGCAGTAGGAATCCTGTTACATGATGTCGATGTAACAGTGGGAGATAATAATGGTACAATTTTGTTGTTTGGATTTGTAAACACAAACAGAATTGATGATAAAACAAAAGCAAAGATTACCGCAGAGGTCAAGGCGGCTCTGCCTATGATTAAGTTTGTGGCTTGCTAAAACAAAGAAGGGAGAAACAAAAACAATGAGTATTTACGATTTAATTATCAGCGAAGAAATTGTTGCGTATTGGGAGTTGCTGACACAAGAGAGAGAGCCATACATGGGGGAAGAACTGTTCCCAGATGATAAGAAGTTAGGACTTGACCTTAAATGGTTAAAGGGTTCAAATGGACTTCCTGTTGTTCTGAAAGCGTCTGCGTTTGATGTTGCGGCTATTCCTCGTCCGAGAATTGGATTTGAGAAGTTAAGCGCACAGATGCCGTTTTTTAAGGAATCAAAGTACATTGATGAGGAATTGAGACAGGAACTCAACAAAGTTATCGAGAGCAACAATCAAGCGTACATTGACGCAGTAGTAAACAGAATCTTCAATGACGAAATGGATTTGTTAGAGGGTGCGGCGGCACAGAGAGAGCGTATGCGTATGATGGCACTTACAACTGGAACAATCGTTATGGAAGGTAACGGACAGGCTTATGAGTATGACTATCAAATGCCAGAAGACCACAAAGTAACTGTAACAAAGTCATGGAGTGACCCGACAGCAACAATCATGGAGGACATTAGAAAAGGAATCCAGAAGATTGTTGATGATACAGGAGTAACACCAGAGAGAGCAACGTGTTCTTCTAAGGTGTTCGGATATTTTCGCATTAACAATGAAATCAAGGCTTCCATCATGGTTCTTACAGATGGAGCAGGCTTTATTTCAGATGCGAAAATCAAACAGTACATTGCAGATGAACTTGGATTACAGATTGTTGTAAATGACAAGCGTTACAAAGATGAAAAAGGAACAGCACAGAGATATGTTGCAGATGATGTGTTTGTTATGTTCCCGTCTGGACAGTTAGGCAACACATGGTTCGGAACAACACCAGAAGAATCTGACCTTATGACAGGAAGTGTTGCAAATGTAACAATCACAGACACAGGTGTAGCAGTAACAACCATTCAGAAAGCAGACCCAGTAACAGTTGAAACAAAAGTAACTATGATTTGTCTGCCAGACTTCCCAACAGCAGACCAAGTTTACATTCTGGATGTAATTGCGTAAGGGAGGAAAGTAACATGGCAATGGTAACAGCAAAAAGAGGACAGCATGTTGTGAAGGTGAGCAAACATTCTTATGAAACATTGTTCCGTAACAAAGGGTACAGGATTGTTGGAGAGGAAGAAGCGAAACAAGAAACAGACATGATTGATACAGGAGAGTTTGAGGAAGAAGAGGAAGAAGTACACGAGGTTGAAACAATTCCGATTTCAGAGATGAACAAAGAACAGTTAGCAGAGTATGCGAAAGAACATAACATTGATACTTCTGGTGCAAGAAATGTTCGAGAGGCAAGGCAGATTATCCAGAAAGCAATCAGAGAAGCAAAGATGTAACAGAAAGGGAGTGAACAGAATGGATAAATTAGAACAGCTAAAATTCAATTTAAGGGAAAAACAAATTCCTTATTTTGAAGAATCGGAGTTACAGGCATTATTGGATAACAATGGTGGAGATGTGAACAAAGCGAGTTATGAAGGATTGATTTTAAAAGCTGAAACAACAGGCTTGAATGTCAGTGGATTGACTACGCAGGATAGTTCTAGTTATTTCAAGATGTTGGCTTCCCGATATGTTTCTACGAATAGTGGGGTGCTGACATAATGAATGAAGCAAGAATGAAAATGGAACTCCACAAGGTTTTAAGAGAGATACAGATGCATGGAACAGAGTATACATTCTTCCGAAAAAAGGTTGATAAGTATGGAGAGCCAACAAAAGAAGAACCAGAACAAATTGCAAATGTTAAAGGGTTGTTTCATGTATCAAAAGGATATATTACACAGAGCATACAGGATGAAACAAAGACACACAGCAAAGGACAGCCAATGCTGATGGTCGCACATGAGAACATAGGAGAGATTAAGACGGAAGATTTTTTAATAATAAATGAAAACACATACAAAGTTGTGGAGAAGAACAACATACAGGAATATAACATAGTAACAGACATTTCATTGGAGTTGGTTTTAGATGGCAGGAATTAGGATTGATGCTTCAAAGTTGTTGGCAAATCTGGAAAATGCCGAAACAAAGTCACAGGTTGCAATTCGTATGTTTGCACAGGAGGGTGCAAAGAAGTTTGAGAACTATGCAAAAACACATAGACCTTGGACAGACAGAACAGGACATGCGAGACAGAGGTTGACAGGTTGGGTAGAAGTGTTAGCAAATAAAGTACGAATCCACATTGGACATGGCGTTGATTATGGTGTATATTTAGAGTTGTGCCACGAAAAGAGGTTTGCAATCTTACAGCCAACAGTAAACGCTTTGTCCAAGGAAGTGCTAGAAGGGTATGAAGAATTAACGAGGTACATGAAACCATGAGCAGTATTTTAAAAACAGTTTATGATGTGCTAAAGAAAGATGGAAAAACAGATGTATTCTTCCCTTCACAGCATAAGGGGGAGTGTTTGAAAGAATACATTGTTGTAAAGTCAGATGGAACAATTGAAGAAGCAACAGTGTCAAGTGAAAGACCAATCTATACATTGTTATGTTATGTTCCACAAGATGAATACAGCAGATTGGAAACCTTTGTTGAGGAAACAAAACAAAAAATGAAAGAAGTGTTCCCCCTTGTAATGTACATCGGAAATGAAACACCAAGTTTCTATGATGATACTGTAAAGGCTCACATGATAAGTTTCCAATATCAAGGGTGCAGAAAAATAGAAAATTGGTAAGGAGGTAAAACAAATGCCTAAAACAAAAAAGAAAGCGGTTGGGATTCCTACAATTGATGTTTCGCTTGTTGTTGTAAGAACAGGAACGGAAGATAATGGGTTAGAAATCGCAGTTGACACAGCGAACAAAATTAGAGTAGAACCGCAGACAGAAACAACGAATGCTGTAAAGTTGGTAAAACTCGGCAGATTGTTAGCACAGAAGCCGTCAGAGACAACAATTACAGGACATCAGATTACATTGACAGACAATGTGTTCATTCTAGAACTCGTTCAGATTTTTCAAGGTGGAACAATCGAAGGAGAAGGAGACACACTTGTTTACAAACCGCCAGTTGCAGGAAGTGCAGAGAAAGGACAGGTATTTGAACTTGATTGTTATTCTGCGGAGTATGATGCAAGTGGACAGATTGTGAAGTATGAGAAGATTACATACCCGAATTGTCAAGGAACGCCAATTACAATTAACACAGAAGATGGTGTGTTCCGACTTCCAGAGTATGTTATTAACTCAGCACCGAAAACAGGAGAAGCACCGTACACGATTAGTTATGTGAAATCTATTCCAACATTTTCGGCGGCGGCAAGTATGAGTGTGCTCAGAAATGAGGTTGCAGTACAAGGGTCAGGAAAAACCTCGGCAGTGGTGAAGTCGTAATAAATGAGATAGGAGAAAAGGAACATGAGTGAGAAATCAAAAGAACTAATGCCAATTTTAGAGCTTACAAGCGTTAAAGATCTTGAAACATATGCAAAAGGGAATGCAGTTATGTTACCTCCGTTTGCGGAAGGCCAGCCATTTGTTGCGATGTTAAAAAGACCATCTATCGTATCTCTGATGGCGAATGGATTGATTCCAAATGCTCTGTTGCCAGTAGCGATGGAGTTATTCGATGGAGAAGAAAGCAAAGAGAAGCAGGACAAAACGCCGGAGGAAAAGAAAGCATCATTTGAAGATACAAGAGCAGTGTTGGAGGTGATTGCAAAAAGTTCTCTTGCTGAACCGACATTTGATGAAATCACAGATTCAGGAATGGAGTTGACAGAAGCACAGCTTTTTGCTATTTACAACTATACGCAGGTAGGTATTAAAGATATGCTTTCCTTTCGTCCGGGCAAGAAAGATTGAGAGTGTAATAACAATGTCAAAGCTGTATAATTGCAAGCCTAGCGATATCGTAGGTGTGCAGGATAATTATACAGCTTTTTGTTTTGATGAAGCCTGTGCGTATATCAGGCAAAAGCTAGAAGCAGGAGAAATTCCTCAGTATGAGGAAAATGAGCTGGTTCAGAAGAAACAAGAGTATCATAGTTTCAGCGATTTTTATAGTAAGTTGTTAAAATAAAAAAGGAGGTGGGACAGTGTCAGTAAACATGGGTAAGGCTATTGCGTATCTTGATCTTGATGTTTCATCATTTACAAAAGGATTCGCAAAAGCAAAGTCAGAACTAAAGGTATTTGGTGATTCTTCTGCTACTGTAAGCCAGAAGGTTATAGGATTGACAAATTCAATGAGAGCAGTTGGCGGGGTGTTGTCTAAGTCTGTCACTGTCCCGTTAGCGACAGCCGGGACAGTATCATTAAAGTTTTCTATGGATTTTGAAAAGTCCATGTCAAATGTAAAGGCAATATCAGGTGCAACGGGAAGAGAGTTTGATGATCTAAGACAAAAGGCATTAGATCTCGGTCAGAGCACAGTGTTTAGTGCAACGGATGTTGCAAATGCTATGACAGAGATGGCAAAAGCGGGATGGACGTCACAGCAGATCATGTCCGGCATGCAGGGGGTCTTGGATGCGACAGCGGCTTCAGGAGAAGAACTCTCCACGGTTGCTACAATTGTTGCAGATGCAATTACAACATTCGGTTTGTCCGCTTCTGAGAGCACAAAGGTTGCAGATTTGTTGTCCAAGTCAGCAAATGCCGGAACAATTAGTGTAACAGATTTAGGAGAATCATTGAAGTATGTTGGCCCTGTTGCTAAAACAATGGGATTCAACATTGAGGATGTTGTTACAGCGATTACAGCAATGTCACAGGCAGGAATCAAAGGATCTCAGGCAGGAACGTCACTCAGAACAATGTTTGCCCGACTTGTGAAACCAACAGACGATGTGAAAATTGCCATGGATCAGTTAGGGATTGTACTTACTGATAGTGAAGGTAATTTTAAGTCAATGAATACAATCCTTGAAGAAATGAGAACAACATTCCAGACATTGACCCCGGAACAGCAGACTTATTATTCTGCTATCCTTGCCGGGCAAGAGGGAATGTCTGGATTAAATGCATTGTTAGGGATGTCTCAGCAGGAATATGACAATCTGTCCTTGAGTATGAAAACAGCAAGCGGAACAGCAAAGGAAACTGCCGAAATAATGCAGGATAATCTTGCCGGAGCAGTGGAACAGATGACAGGATCTTTGGAGTCTGCGGGGATTGCGATAGGATCTAAATTGACTCCGAAGGTGAGAACGATTACAGGGTGGATTGAAGATTTAACAGATAGATTCAACAGTTTATCGGATGAAGAACAAGAACAGATTGTCAATTTTGGACTTGTAGCGGCGGCGGCAGGACCCGTCATAATGGTAAGCTCAAAGTTGTTAAGCGGAGCAACAAAGCTTGGAAAAGGGTTTGTTACTGTAAACAGTGAGATAAGTCTATTTATAAAAGCTTTGAAGTTGTCTAAAAATGGGATGCAAGATGCGGCTGTACAGACAGGGAGCCTGTATAAAACATTAACATCTGTAAAGGGCATACTTACACCAATGAATCTTGGGATTGCGGCGGCAGGAACGGCACTTGTAGCATTAGGCGTAGCTACATATGATGCACACAAACGCACAGAAGAATACAGGGAACAATTAAGGGAAGAAACAGAAGAACAGAAGGCGTTGACAGATGCAATCAATAAACAAGTAGAAGCAAAGAATCAGTCAGTGGAAGCGATTGATGAAGCTGTAAACAGTGCAAATGCAGAGTATGAAGCAAACACAAAGCTGATGGAAAAACTAACTCAGGTTGTAGATGAAAATGGGAAGATTGTAGCCGGGAAGGAAACGTATGCCCGTGTAATCGCCGGGGAGTTGTCAGATGCAATCGGAACAGAGATTGGAATATCAAATGGACAAATTACAAATTATCAAGCATTATCAAATGAAATATATAAAACAATTGATGCAAAGCGAGCATTGGCAATCCAGGAAGCAATGTCAGAAGAATACAACGAAGCATTGGCAAAACAAGCAGAAGCGGAGAGGCTGTATAATGAATCAATCTATGAAAGGATTGATCTTGAATCACAGCTTGCAGAAAAACAATCAGAACTTGCACAGATTCAAAAAGAAAATGCTGATTATATCAGGGAGCATGGAGAAGCAAGTTATGAGCTTGGACAAAAGTATAATCAAGCGGCAGAGGAAGTGTCTGCGTTACAAGATAAGCTAAAAGATAACAAGGAAGAGCTAGGAGAGCTAACAGAAACATATGAGCATTGGAATCAAGTTGTTCAGAATTACGAAGGTTTGAGTGCGGCATTAATTGAAGGGGATGCGGCTAGTATAGATATGGCTCTGTTGAAGATTCAGGAGAGTTTTCTGACAGCAGAAACAGCAACAACGGAATCATTAGAGAAACAAAGCGAAAACCTGAAAGAAAAGTATGACCAGATGGTGAAAGCGTTTGAGCAGGGAAACACTAATGTCACACAAGAAATGCTGGATCAGATGCAATCGCTTGTTCAGCAGTCAGATGAACAATTACAGATATCTTTAGATCAATCAAAACAAAAGCTTACCACCTCATTCCAGAATATAGGGATGGAAGCACCTCAAGCAATGATTGATGCTTTTGCACAGAAAGATTCAGATATACAGAATCAGGTTTTGACAATGTTATCAATGTTGCAAAACAATGTACAGTTGTCAGGGGAACAGTTAAAGACAGTGTTTACAACCCTTGGTATTGATGCCCCACAGTCGTTAATAGATCAGTTGACAGTATTACAGCCTAGTGTGCAGGAGAGTGCAATTAATTTGTTATCACAGTTACAGTATGGAGAACAGGCGAAAAGACCTGATGTGCTAGCACAATTGAGAGATCTCGGGATACAGGTTGATAATAGTGTCGCAGGAGGGATAGACAGTAATGAACAGGTTGTATCAGATGCGGCGGCAAATGTTGGAAGTGCAGGAAACAAAAGCATGCATGATGAGCTTGGGAAGACGTTAAAATCTCCTGATGTTGACAGTAATACAGAGACGAGTGCCGCTAGGGTTGCTAGGGCGGCTAGATCTGCGTTTGAAAATGCTTTTGCGACTCAAATTACTGCGACAATCAGAGCGTCTGTATCAGGCGTTGCGGCAGGAGTAGGTGCGCTTGCGTCTGCAATCAGCGGATCTCATGCAGGAGGATTGTCTTATGTTCCGTACAATGGATATGTTGCAGAATTACATGAAGGTGAAAGGGTGTTGACAAAACAACAGAACAGAGAGTATAATGAAGGTGGAACAGGAAAAGGTGGAGATACATTCAATTTCTATAACACGAAACCGACACCTTATGAGTATGCAAGACAAATGAAGAAGGCAAAGAAAGAATTGCTTTATGGATTTTAAGAAAGGAGAAAACAGAGTTGATAAGACAAGTTAATTTGTTAAATGTTTCGACAGGTAAAGCAATAAATATCGGTGGGAACAAAACATATTTTATTGAAGAAATTGACTGGGGTTCTCCGAGTGTTTCAGACGATACTTATAGAGTGCCGTATCAGATTGGAGAATCTTTAGCGGGTATAATGGTGGGAACAAGAAATCCAACCATTACTGGTTATATTGTGGCAGATATGACGAATGAAAGTGTTTTAGGAAAAACATGGGAAGAATATTATAGAATACAAGAACAGAAGATAGAACAAAGCAAAGAAGAGTTAGACAGGTTTATTTCCATTTATCAAGACGTTAGAATTGAAGCGAATGGATATTATCTGGATGCAAGACCAATACACCCTCCAAAATACTCTACGAAAGAAAAAGAAAACAACGAAGTGTTATGTTTTTTTGAGTTGGAATTTAAGTGCTACAAATCCATGTTTTATCAAGACACAAAAAAAGTTAAACTTGCAACAACAAAAGGATTGTTTCATTTTCCATTAATCATTCCACCAGAAAAGGTTATATTTGGAGAAGTTATGAAACGGCAATCTATTAGAATTGAAAATAAAGGAGATTCCAGAGTCGGATGTGTAATTGTTATAAAAGCGAATGGTGGCATTGTAAAATCTCCAAAAGTGTATAATGTAAATAGTGGGGAATATATAGGTTTTGAAAATGTTACACTTGAAAATGGAGATTACATAACAATTACAACAGATATCGGAGAAGAAAATGCAATCAAACATATAGCAGAAACAGCAGAAAACTTTTCTGTAGTGGGAAGTATTACACAGGGCAGTAAGTTCATACAGATACAACAAGGCAGTAGTTTTTATGCCTATGATGTGGGAGAGGAATACAGAAACAATATAGAAGTATCTGTTATGTTTACAGAAAAATATTTCAATGTGAGAGGTATGTAACATGATAGAGATTTTAGACGAGAATTTAAAGAAAGTTGATATATTGAGGAAATATACCTTTGCACAGTACAATGATAAGTTCCGAGAAGTGGGAACATTTAAAATCAATGCAAGAATTGTGCAGGAGAACCTATACCTGTTGGACAAAACAAAAGAGTTCTATGTGTTGTTTGATGGCACAGTGTTTGGGAAGATAGAGAATGTAAAACGAGAAAGCGACAGTGAACATGAACAGACCATTGTGCTATCTGGAAGGCTTGGTTTGTTATTGTTTACCAAACGTGTAATTGCAGGAACAATCAAATTCAAAGGAAACACAGCACAGTTTGTAAAGAATGTAATTTACAATGAGATTGTGAAAAACCAGAGCAGTAAACGGTATGTGAATATAGATATACAATATGATAACGAAACATATCTGACTTCTTTTTGTAGCCTGATTGACAAACAGGTAACAGGTGGGTATGTCTGGGATAGTGTACAATCTGTATTGGAACAGGACAAACTCGGTTTATATTTTGTGCCGATTGTGGAAACAGAACATATACCGAGTTGGGGAACAGAACCAACAAACATATCAAAGTGGAAGCTGACAATCAGCGCAGGAAAGGACAGAACGAAAGGAAATGCACAGGGGAATGTTCCCGTTGTATTTTCTCAAAGTTTGAGCAACATTGCAAGAACGGATTATGAACTTGATACACAGAAGTATTGCAATGTAGCCTATGTTGCAGGAGAGGGAGAAGAAGAACAAAGAAAATGGTATGAAGTCTATGCAAAGGAAGAAACAATAAGAGGGGTTGAGGACAAAGCAGGTTGGCAACGAAACGAGTTGTGGATAGATGCACGAGACATTCAGAGTACAGACGAAGAAGGAAATGAGATAACAGAAGCGGAGTACGAAAAGTTAATCAAACAAAGGGCAGACGAGAAGTTTACAGACAATGCAGTGGAAGAATCTTACACAGCAACATTAACAGAAGCAAACAAACAATATACCTATGGTGTAGACTATGTAATAGGCGACCTTGTAACAGTAATTGATGATGAATTAGGAATCAGCATTGATGTACAGATAACAGAGGTAACAAAGTCCATAGAGGGTGTCAGAGAAATTGTTGACATAGAATTTACTTATGGTAAAGTAAATCGTGACCCAGTGGAGCAGGTTGGGAATATTGGAAACAATATTGACAAGAATAGCAATGACATAAAGTATCTTGAGAACAAATTTACAGAATTTAAGAATGATTTTTTGAAACAACCTTATATGTTCGCGATTACAGTTGCTAGACCAAATTCACCTTACAATACAGAAGTAAATAATACCCCTACGAGAATTTATTTCCCAGCAGTGCTAGGTGACACGTCTATGGGGTTGTTAAAAAGTGATGGAATAGGTGTAGTGATAGGTAGTGGAGTAAAAATGGTGTCCGTAAGTGGATGCTTTTTTGTACAACATTATAGTAGTGCTGGGGATGATTCGCTCCCATATTTATGGTTTAATGTTACAAGAGATAGAAACGGTGTTAAAAGTAATATGGCGATCTGCATACAGAACGTAAAATGGGGCGAATATAGCTCTATTTGTTTTGCCGAGATGTTAGTGCCTGTGAAAGAAGGAGATAGGCTAGATATATATAGCATTGATAAAACAAGATTTACGATTAGGAATGGTTCGCATAGTTATTTTACGGTAAAAGTGGTAAGGTAATATTGACAATTAAGTTTTGTTGTGATATAATTATTAAAGTAAAGAAGGGAGGAAAAAAAGTGGCAGAACAAAGCGGATTTTTTAATGCGTTGGAATTTAATGGAATATATGACAGGACATATGATGCGTCTGATTTTGCAAATTATTTTTCTAGGTTTATTTCGAATGGTGTTTTCGTAACACCAACGAACCAATTGAAAGTGGTTGCAAAAACAGGGTTATCAGTTGTGGTGAGAAAAGGTAGTGCATACATAGATGGATATTGGTATGAATTAACTGAGGATAAAGAAATTATTCTTAATCCAAACACAACAAGTTATGTGATTACAGATTCTATATGTTGCATTTTAAACAAAACAAACAGACAGATAACAATAGAGAAAAAAGAAGATGTAAAAACAGATAAGCCGATAAACGATGGAACAATTCATGAACTTGTGCTTGCAACAATTAATGTTAGTGTTGGAACTGGAACTATAAAAAATTCTGATATAACAGACAAAAGACCAGATAAGGAATATTGTGGTTTTGTAGAAGGATTAATAAAACAGATTGACGAGACAGAGTTATTCTTACAATAT